AATCCATTGTTTCGCTTAATCTTGACGATTTGAAACAGCCTGATAATATTAAGAAAATGATTCTAGAAGAATTTGAAGCTGTTCAAGAACTCTTAGAATTCAACACAAAATCTTATGACATCTTTAAGCGTTGGTATGTTGATGGTCGTTTGTACTATCATGTTATCATCGATGAAAAGGCTACACAAGAAGGTATTAAAGAATTACGTTATATCGATCCACGTAAGATTCGTAAGATCCGTGAAGTAAAGAAGCGTAAGATTAAAAACAGCACAGCATCATCAATGGAAGTTTCTTCCGAGTTCTTTATGTACAATGATAAGGGATTTAACAAAACTCCTTCTAGTGGTGCATACAGTGATGCTGGTCAAACTGGACTAAAGATTGCAAAAGATTCGGTCGTACAAGTTACAAGCGGTTTAGTTAATACTGCTGGTGATCTTGTTATTGGTTATCTAAACAAAGCAATCAAGCCATTGAATATGCTTAAAGCAATGGAAGATTCACTTGTTATCTATCGTGTATCACGTGCTCCTGAAAGACGTATCTTTTATATCGATGTTGGTAACTTGCCTAAGATGAAGGCTGAGCAATATCTTCGTGATATCATGACTCGTTTTAAAAATAAAATTGTTTACGATTCAGTAACTGGTGAAATCAGAGATGATCGTAAACATATGTCAATGCTTGAAGACTTCTGGTTGCCTCGTCGTGAAGGCGGTAAAGGTACTGAAATTACATCACTTCCTGGTGGTCAAAACCTTGGTCAAATGGATGATGTTCTTTACTTCCAGCAAAAGCTTTTCAAATCATTGAACGTACCTATTGGTCGTTTGGATGCTCAGCAACAGTTTAGCTTCGGCAGATCTAATGAAATTTCTAGAGATGAAGTCAAGTTTGCAAAGTTTATTCAAAGACTACGTGCCAAGTTCTCAGAACTATTCAGCAAGATTCTTGAAAAACAATTAGTTCTAAAGGGTGTTATTACTCTTGATGACTGGGTAGAATTTAGAAATGCATTTAAGTATGAATACTCAGAAGATAATCACTTCGCCGAATTGAAGAATACTGAAGTGCTTCGTGATCGTGTTTCAATGTTGCGTGATGTTGATGATTATGTCGGTAAGTATTTCTCTAACGAATGGGTTCGCCGAAATGTTCTTTACCAGTCTGAAGAGGACATGGAAGAGATTGATAAGCAAATCAAAGAAGAAGAAACCATTCCCCAGTATCATCCACCAGAACTTGGTCCTGATGGCCAGCCTGTTGATACTGGTCCTTCACCTGCTTCTACGCCACCTAAACCAGCTGCTGCTAAACCAAAGCCAGCACAGTAATTTATTATAAATAATTATAAAATTGGAGACCTATCATGCCAGATATTGATGATTTAATTGATTTTGCTAACGCACAACAGCCTACTAAGTTTGCTACTACATTTGATGATCTTATGAAAGAAAAGGCTGCTGCAGCTTTAGAAGATATGAAGGTAAGTATTGCTCAGGCTATGTATGGTAGTGAAGATTCTTCTGAAGACGAAGATGAAACAGAAGATGAAGACGACGATGATATTGATGACGATGATGATCTAGACTTTGATCTAGATGATGACGACTTAACCTTTGACGATGACGATGATGAAGATGAAGACGATGATTGGGATTCAGAAGAAGATTCAGAGGAAGAAGAATAAAAATGGCCAAGACACTTAATCAATTCCTTGAAGGAACAGGTATCCTGAAAGTCAAGTCGCCCGATGAACAGCGTTTCGTCGATAAGCATGTTACTGCTACCATTGCTGATCGCAATGGTAATGGTGATGATGTATTCAAGGGTTCAAAGGTAAAGAAGGTCGATCGTCGCAAAGAGCGTCATGGATATGAAACTGGCGAAGATGCTAAGGTTTATGAAGAAGCTGAACAAATTGACGAGTTGAAAAAGAAAACCATGAGCAACTATATTAGACGTGCATCTTCTGATGCTGCTAATTATGCTTATACTGCTGGTATGAAAGACTTCGGCAAAGGTATTAATAAAGACGAGTATCACGATAAGGCGACTAAAAGACTTAAAGGTATTTCTATGGCAGCACAAAAGCTTGCTAAGGAAGATGTAGAACTTGAAGAAAATGCATGGAATCAACTAGGACAAACTAAACCAGTTGGTGGCACTTTACCCGCACCCAAAAAAGGATCCGTTCCTAAGCATGGTCAAAAGTTTTCTAGCGGCGATCTTGTAGTTGCTCATTCTGGTCCTCATGCTGGAGAAGTCCATAAAGTAACAGCTTCTAGAGCAGGTGGTGTTACTATGGTTAATCCTAATGGACACAAGTATGATAGTGTAACTGTAAAAGCTAAACATGAACATGTATCGCCTGCAAATGATGCCCAAAAAGCAAAATATCATGCTGATTCAAAGGCATTTGCTGATAGAGTCAAAGCACTAGGCGAAGAAGCCGAACTTGAAGAAAAGGCTGGTTACTCTGCTACTGCCGCCAAGGCTGGTAAAGATCTAGGTAAGCCTGGAAAGAACTTTGCTAAGATCGCTCGTGGCGCTGCTGCAAAGTATGGCTCTGAAGCTGCTGGAGAAAGAGTTGCTGGTGCAGTTCTAAAGAAGCTTCGCAAGGAAGATCGTCTTATCGACCTACTTGACACTGTAACAGAATCACAAGCTTTCACAATGGTAACTGTATTCAATAGTCTCAGTGAAGAAAATCAAAATATGTTCTTAGCATCCTGTGAAACAGAAGAAGGTGTCGAAAAGATGCTAGACTTCTCGATCCAAAATAGAGGTGCTGAATAATGGCATTACCTGCTGGCGTTCGAGTTATTGCAAATAGAAAAAATCTCTCAGTAACACTGCATTTCACTGCAAATGCTACAGTTACACTTGTCGGAAACTCATCTACAAGTGATGTTGCAACTAACGGCGAAGTTATTACTGGTGCTTATATCACACAAGTATGGCATGGCAGTCAAGGTGAATGGCAAGTTAAAAGAGGTGCAAACACTGTTGGTGTATTTGATTCAACAGCTCAAGTTGAATTTGCTGGTTGTGGTAACCCATTGAACCTAGATACAACAGGAACTCTTGTTGCTAATCTTGTTGGTACAGCAAATGGCTATCTTATGATTGAGTTACAAAAGATTAATGGCGCTGGAACTGCTCCAACTGCCAATAGCGAATACTTCTATCAAGGATAAGGAATAAAAAGATGAAACTCATCACAGAAGTCCTAGAAGATGTAAAGTACGTCACTGAAGCCAGAGAAGATGGCAAAAAGAACGTATTTATTGAGGGTGTATTTTTACAAGCCGACATTACTAATCGTAATGGTCGCTGTTATGCATCTAACATTATGGAAAAAGAAGTCAATCGTTATAACGAATCATATGTAAAGACAGGTCGTGCGCTAGGAGAACTCGGTCACCCCGATGGTCCTTCTATCAATCTTGATCGTGTTTCGCATATGATTACAAGTCTACAAAGAGAAGGCACAAATTGGATTGGTAAGGCTAAGTTGATGGACACCCCAATGGGTAACATTGCTAAGGGTCTTATTGGTGAAGGTGCCAAGCTCGGCGTTTCTTCACGTGGTATGGGTTCTCTTGAAGAAAGAAATGGTATTAAGTATGTAAAGGATGACTTTTATCTAGCTACTGCAGCTGATATTGTTGCTGATCCATCCGCTCCTGATGCTTTTGTTAATGGTATTATGGAAGGCGTTGAATGGGCATGGGAAAATAACATGCTGGTCGCACGTAATGCAAAGAGAGCTATCAACGAAGCTAGTTCAAATAGAACTTTACAAACTCGCAAATTAGAAATTTTTGAGTCTTTCTTGACCAAAATTTCCAAATTATAATTTTAATAAATAAATGAAATACTCAAGGGAGTCTAATATGTCTGAAGAAAACTACGAAATTGACAATGGTGAAGTAACAGAATCAGCTGGTTCCGACACATTGAAGCCTATGGGTGGATCTGGTGGCGGCGAGTCTAAGGCTGAAGTCCTAGCCACTTTCACTTCACTTCTTGCTCAACTCGGCAAGGAAGATCTAACTAACCTATTCAACGATTCTATCAAGAAGTATAGTGCTGATGGTGTTCCTTCAGCAACTGCTCCTGGTAAAACTGGTCTTGGCCAAATGCCTATGGACAGAACACTAGGTGCTGTTAAGGAAGATGTCGCTGAAATGTTTGAAGGCGAAGATCTAACAGAAGAATTTAAAGAGCGTGCAACTACTATTTTCGAAGCTGTTATTGAAGCTCGTCTAGTTGTTGAACAAGCGCATCTTGAAGAAGCATACGAAGAAGCTTTGGCTGAAGAAGTCGAAACTATCCGTGAAGACATGACTAAGAAGATCGATCAGTATCTTGACTACGTAGTTGAGCAGTGGATTGAAGAAAATCGTCTAGCTGTTGAATCTTCAATTCGTACCAATATCGCTGAAGACTTTATGGATGGTCTTCGTAACCTATTTGCCGAAAGCTATATCACAGTACCTGAAGACAAGGTTGATGTGCTCGGCGAACTCAATGCCCAAATCGATTCTCTACAAGCCGAACTTGATGAATCAGTCAATAAGCAACTAGAGCTTCAAGCTGTAATCAATGAAGCTGAACAAGAAGCTACATTTGATGAAGTAAGCGAAGGTCTTGCAGCTACTCAGGTTGAGAAGCTACGCACCCTAGCCGAGGGTATTGAATTTAATGATGCTTCTTCATACAGTAGAAAACTTAACATTATCAAGGAAAAGTATTTTTCTGACAAGAAAGTATCTTCAACAAATCTAATTAACGAAGAAGTTGAAACAGGCGCTGAACCTGTTGCTCAGACTTCTGCTGGAATGTCACAATACGTTTCTGCAATCTCAAGATCATTAAAGTAATAAATAAACTACAATCAAATACCATATAGGTAAGGAGAATTACATATGCTAGCTGAGGAAATCCAAAACAAGTGGAAGCCTGTTCTTGAACATGGCGATCTACCTAACATCACTGACGCTCACAAGCGCAGAGTTACCGCTCAACTTCTAGAAAATACCGAAACTTCAATGCGTGAATCTGGCCAATTTGGCGGACAGCAGCTTCTTGGTGAAGCTACTCCTACAAATGCTACTGGTTCTTCAATTGATAACTTCGATCCCGTACTAATTTCACTAGTCCGTCGTGCAATGCCTAACCTCGTTGCTTATGACATCTGTGGCGTTCAACCTATGACTGGTCCTACTGGTTTGATCTTTGCCATGCGTTCACGCTATGCAAACCAAGCTGGCACAGAAGCCTTCTACAACGAAGCTAACACTGGCTACGCCGCTCGTGGTGGTGCTAACGCTGCTTTCGCCGCTTCTGGTGCTGCTTCTGCTAACAGTGCTGGTGGTGCTGCTAATAACATCGGAACAGTTCCTGTATCTTCTAACAATGCTGGCGCTGATTCATACAACTATGCCATGGGTCTAGTCCTTGGTACAGCTGAAGGTCTAGGTTCTAACGCTACAGCTATCTTCCCTGAAATGGGCTTCTCAATCGAGAAGGTTACTGTATCTGCTAAGACTCGTGCACTAAAGGCTGAGTATTCACTAGAACTAGCTCAAGACCTAAAGGCAATTCATGGTCTAGACGCTGAAACAGAACTTTCCAATATCCTTTCTGCTGAAATTCTAGCCGAAATCAATCGTGAAGTTGTTCGTACAATTATCGTATCAGCCGTTAAGGGTGCTACTGATGGTACAACTACTGCTGGTGTTTTCGATCTAGACACCGACTCAAATGGTCGTTGGTCAGTCGAAAAGTTCAAGGGTCTAATGTTCCAAATCGAGCGTGAAGCTAACCAAATTGCTAAGCAAACTCGTCGTGGTAAGGGTAATATTCTTATCTGTTCTTCAGACGTTGCTTCTGCTCTTCAAATGGCTGGTGTTCTTGATTACGCTCCTGCTCTTAACTCCAACAACCTAAACGTCGATGACACAGGCAATACTTTCGCTGGTGTTCTTAACGGACGCATTAAGGTCTATATCGATCCTTATGCTGGTGGTAACTATGCCGTTGTTGGCTACAAGGGTTCTAATGCCTTTGACGCTGGTCTATTCTATTGCCCATACGTTCCTCTACAAATGGTTCGTGCAGTAGATCCTAACACCTTCCAGCCTAAGATCGCTTTCAAGACCCGTTACGGAATGGCTCCAAACCCATTCGCTAAGGGTGCTACTGATGCTGACGTAAACGCTGTTATCGAACAAGATACCAATGTTTACTATCGTCGTGTTCTAATCAACAACCTTATGTAAAACATACTAAAAAGGTTGGTTCTACCGACTTGGGGGAGGCTCGAAAGGGTCTCCCCCTTTTTCGTTTTAGTGCTTGACTTCTTATAAATAATGCAGTATAATAAACTGTGCCTTAATGAATAAGAAAGAATTAGATTAATGTCAGTAATAAACACTCCAACCAATAAGAACTTTCTATCACCATTAAACTTCAAGTTCAATATTGTTAGATCACCTAATCTTTCTTTTAGTGTACAACAAGCCGTTCTTCCTGGTATCAATCTCGGAGTAATTGATCAAGCCACTCCATTCGTTAACATTCCATTAGCTAGTACCCGCATCACATTTGGAGAGTTTACTCTTACATTTAAAGTTGATGAGGATATGGAAAACTATCGTGAGATGTATGAATGGATGAATAATATTGGTCTTACAAAAAGCTTTACAGATTATGCTGCGTTGCAACAAGGCAGAAAAGGCTCGCC